GCCCGCCGGTCGGCACTGGCGTAGTTGAAGGTGCCGTCGATGACGTTGGCGTTGGTGTAGATCGCCACCGGATCCTTCGGCATGTCGGCGACCGGGACGATCTGTCCGCCGGACCAGTAGCATTGGCCACGGAAGATCGACGCCATTGCATTGATGAGGTCGAAGGCTTCCTGTTGGTCGCCGATGACGGCGTTGCACAGCCAGCGCTGTTCGAGTCCGCCGCGACCGTCCGGAACGCCGCCGTCGCACCATTGGCCGATCGTATAGAGTTGCCACTTGTCGATGTCGGCGGCGTTGACGAAATTGCCGAGGCCGTAGCGGTTCTGGGTGACCAGGTCGTAAAGCACCCATGCCGGATTGTTGGTCCAGTCGTTGTAGAAGTTGCCGTCCCAGACGCCGGTATAGGTGTGGTTCCACGGATTGTAGTTGGTGGGGATCCGGCAGACCAGGCCGTAGAGCTCGTAGGTGCGCTTCGGGATGTCCTGAAACTGCGCCGAGTCGATGGTGACGCCCATTACCGCCGAGAGCGTGTAGTTGACCTGCGCGTCGATGATCTCGGTGTAGCTGTCCCAATTGAGATCGTTCTGCAGGTTGATGCTGGTCGAATCCGGCGTGACGCGCACCAGGCGGACGTCCCACGGCGGCGAGCCCCAGAGCGAGAAGGTCAGCGCCCGCTGGTAGCGGGTGTTGGTCTTGCCGGAAATCGTGTGCTGCGTCACCAGCGCATAGCCGCCGCTATTGGCCTGCAGCCAGATCTGGAAGGTGACGTCGGTGCCGGTGATGTTGTTGTTCGAATCGGCGGACTGTAGCGACGGAACCGAGACGGTGACCTGCACCCGGTTGACGTTGGCGTTGACGATGGTGCGCGTGACCGGCGTCGAGGTCTTGACCTGCAGGTTGACGGCGGTCTCGGCCATTTGCGACGCGAAGCCTGGCAGCACCGGCTGCGCGGGCCAGCCCGAGTTTCCGGCGATCTGCCAGTTGTTGAAATTGGCGTTGCCGGGTCCGGCGATCAGTGGCACGCCGTCGAAGAAGATCGACTGCTGGCCGTTCACCGGCCCGACGATCTGTCCCTCGCCGAGCAGGTCGATGAGGCGCGCGATCTGCTTCGACCTCAGTGAATTCGGTGCCTCGTTGCCGCCGGTTCCAGACGAGGCCGAGCCGCCCTTGCCGCCCTTGTTGCCGACGATCTGCATCGGGAAGAAGGCGCGCTGGTCCATCAGCCGTTCTCCGGAACATAGCGCGGGCGGGTGCGTCCTGGCGGGATGAAGGGCAGTGGCGGTTCGGGCGGTGGCGCCTGCGGCACGTCGGAAACCATCAGTTCATTGAAGGCGGCGAAGACCGCGGCCCGCTGCCATGACCAACTGTTCGGCGTGCTGCCGACGTCCTCGGTGGTTTCCAGACCGGCCGACACCACCACCGATCCGGTGAAGACGTGGCCGTAGAGCAGCGGCACTGCCGCGCCTTGCGTCGTGACGTTGACCGGCCCAGAGAACATGTAGTTCTCGTCCTTTGGCGTATCCTCGGTGGTCTTCTTCTTGACCTTCGGCGCGAACAGCAGCGACACGCCGAGCAGCAGACCGACCGTGATGACGCCTGCGATGATGGTCGCGGCAGTGCCGGTGATGCCGATGAGGCCGAGACCGGCGATGATCGGCGTCATGATGCGGCCCTCGACGACAGGACAGAAGTCGATGGAGACGTTGACCGCGCTCGCCTCGACCATCGGCGTGTTCGCCTCGTCGCGCCATTCGCCATCGACGAACAGCGCGTAATTGTCGTGCGCCAGGAAGTCGCGGCGGAAACCCGGATAGTTCGCTTCCAGCGCGGCGATCGCCTCGCGCGGCGAGTGGATGTTGAGCCGGTGCAGCCGACCGTACTTGTCGGCGAGGATCCCATGCAGCCGGATGGTGACGAGCTTATCCATTGCGCCTGCTCCACAACGGATAATCCGGCGGCAGTTCCGGCGGCGCCATCATCAGATCCTTGTGGCGCAGGTGCAGCACGGTCGCCTGCTGGTACATGCCGCCATAGACCTCGCGGGCCGACAGCCGCCCGAGCATGTGATGCAGGATGACGTCGGGATAGAGGAACAGCCCGAGATGGTTGACGACCTTCGACGGCCAGATCCGCATGCCGATGACGTCGCAGTGCCGCCACTGGTCATCGACCGTCAGGAAACCGGCCGAGGCGAACTGCTCGGCGATCGTGTCCTCGCCGTTTTCCCACCACAGCCACTTGCGGTCGAAGTCGGGAAGTTCGATTCCGGCGTAGTCGCGGATGCCGTCGCGGATGCAGCCGTAGCAGTCGTGCGTGCCCCATGCCCATTGCCGACCGATGAGCGGCGCCCGGAAGCCGCAGGGTTCGATGGTGGCGTAGGTGCCGAGCGGCCAAGAGACGATCAGCCACGGTTTCGCGGTCGCCTCGCACATCGCCCGGTCGGCGTCGGATGCCTGTGGCAAAGCATAAATGTGCGAATGCACAATTGCGTTTATGTCGTGCTGGTTGGCGATCTCGAGGAACGCCGGCATGTCCATGACGAAGGTGTCGTACCTGGTGGCCTTGTTCGGGACCGCCATGAAGATGCCATCGGCGACCACGCCGCAGGACTCGAGCGGCTGGCAGTCGGCGGCGTGCTGAAGCGCCGCGGTGATCACTTCGTGCGAAGGTTGGAACGTCATTGCTGCACCAGCAAGCTCGCCGGAAACGCGCTTGTCCTTAAGACCCCGTACTGGCCGAAGCGCGCCTTGCAGGCGTCGAGCGTCTTGCGGCAGGCGTCGAGTGACGGGTCGGATGTCGGGTTGCCATTGATGTCCTGCACCGGCGGTCCGGCGTAGGAGCATTCCGCCGAGCGGTAGACCCACTGGCAGGTCGAGGCGATCACCTGCCGCCTCGGCAGCATCACGCCCTCGGCGTCGAACTTCGACGCCAGTTCGATTTCGACGAAGACGGGATTTTCCGATTTCTTCATCGACACGTAGTAGATGTCGTCGGAGAAACCTTCAGTAGGATTGGCGTAAGGGTTGCCGTCCGGAAAATTGACGGCGTCGAGGTAGCGGCCGAGCGTCCGCTTGCGGGTGACCTTGGCGTTAAGGGCGTCGCCCATGGAGCGCAGATAGGCACCGAGTTGCCCGCCGATGTTCGCGGCCCGAAGCGTCGGTCGCGGCAGTTTGCCGCCTGCGGTATCCATCTCGAAACCGGTCGCCTCGATGGCATAAGGATTGTAGGTCTGTCCCTGCCAGACGATCGGCTGCGCTCCGAACGAGGTGGTGCCGGGATGCCAGTACAGCGGCGCGGTGTCGCCGAGCGCGGTCGCGTCCCAGATGAACATCGTCACCAGTTCCACCGCCGCCAGTTGACTGCTGTCGCCCTGGACGGTCATGGCGCCACCCCGTTGGCCTTGGCGAACTGCGCCGACAGTGTGCCGTAGGCGTTATCCCTGCGCCGCGAGTTCCATGAGATCGACCACTTGTCGCAGAACACCTTGTAGACGAGGCCGGTCTCCGGTTCCTGGAAGGCGAAGGCCTTGGCCTTGTTGGCGACGAAGAACGCCACCATCGAATTGATGACGTCCACCGAGCGGTTCATCCATTGCAGGTTCCAGCTCATGTCGAGGGCGTTGATGCCGTCGAGCGTTCGCATCGAATAGCCGTCGCCGAACGACGCCACCCGCAGCCGCCAGGTATCGTCGCGGGTCACCGGAACGTCCGGGATCCAGCAGGGCGTCGAGCCGTCGAAGGAGACTGTCGGGAGCGTGACCATCAGCCCGGAACCTTTCTGAGCAGTCCGCCTGGCCGCGATTCCCGCACCATCTCGGCCTGGATCATCTTCTGGACGTTGATGCCGAACTGCTTGGCCGAGTCATTGTCGGCCGCCACCAGCCCGGTCTGGCTCATGTCGATGTTGACGTCGCCGAGCGAGGTCGAGACGAGACTGGTCGTATCGGTGCCGCCGCCGCCTCCGCGCATCGCCTGCTGGACGGCGCTGGTCGGCAGCACGTACTCGCCGCGGTGGGCGATGATCGGCACCTCGCCGGCACGCAAGCCGACGAAGCCGCCGGACGCGTAGCGCGATGCGCCCATGAAGGCGAACGGCGAGATCTGCCGTCCGTGGCCGGTGGCGCCGACGAAGCCGCCTTGCTGCGCCGTGGCGAACAGCGAGAAGCCGCCGGTTGATGGCACGCCGAGGATCGCCCCGAAGATCGACTTGAACACCTGGTTGAGCGCCATCTGCAGCAACTGGTCGGCGAGCTTGCTCAGACTGTCGGTCAGCGCATCGGTGGCGCTCTTGCCGTCGCGCAGATCGGAGATGAAGCCGGTGACGAAGCCGGTCGACATCGACGCCAACTGGTCGACCGTCTGCTGCATGTCACGGTTGGTCGCCTTGCGCGTGCCTTGCGCCGATTTCAGTTTGCCGGCGAGATTGGCATAGGCGTCGGCCGTCTGGTCGATGCGCGCCTTCTCTTCCGCCGTCACCGTGTTGCCGTCGCGCTGCGCCACGGTCATCAGTTCGGCGGTGATCTTCGCCTTTTCCTTGTTGTAGGTGAGTTGGTCGACAGAGGCCGCCAGCGTGCCGTTGGCCTCGGCCTCGTCATGCAGCGCCTGCGTCCGCTGCTGGATCCCGGCGATCGCCTCGTCCAGCGATTTCGCCGCCTTCAGCGCATTGTTGTAGCCGACGCGTCCGGCCTCGACCTTGGCATAGGCGTCGGCCTGCTTTTCGTATTCCGCCCGCATCTCTGCGGTGGTGGTGATGCCCTTTTCCTCGTCCGCGTTGAGAAGCTCCTGCATCTTGCGGGCCTTCTCGCGCTTGTAGGTGGTCTCGTCGATCTGGTTGCCGAGATCGCCGACCGCCTCTTCCTCGGCCTTCAGCGCTTTGGTCTGCCGCTCGGTGGCATCGATCTGTGCCTCGCTCGACGTCGGTGCCACCTGTCGCCTGGCGGCCTCGACGCGGGCATTGACCTCGGCGATGACCTGTCCTGCGGTCTTGCCCTGCAGATTGTTGGCGGCGACCGTGCCTCGGGCCAACTGTCCGGCGTTCTCCAGCGCCTGCATCGACATGCCGGGACTGCGGATGGCGGCGATCGCACCACCGGCGCCGAGATAATGCGCCAGGTAGCGGTTGGTGTCGGTGAGCGCGACGCCAGCCCGCGCCAGGGCGGCGGAATTGTCCTTCGTCAGTTGCTCGAACGCCTTCTGCTGCGCCTCGATGCTGCCCTTGAAGGAAAGGATCGACGCGTCGCTCGCGTATCGCAGCCGCTCGTCGGCGTTGCGCATCTCGCGGATGAAGGTCTCGTCGGTGAAGCCGAACATGCCACTCGCGGAAGTGCCACCGCCATGCTGGCCGATATTCCTGCCGCCGGATTCCAGTTGCCCGACGATCTTCGAAAAGTCGGATCCGGCCGACGAGATGCTGCTCGACAACTGGTCGAGGCCCTGGATCGACAACTGGTCGAGGGCGTTGATGGCCTTGAGATCGGCGGCGTATTTCTCGGCTTCGGTCTGGGCATTGTCGAGCGCCTTGGCGTGGTCCTCGAGAACCTTGGTCACCTGGCTCATCGGACCATCGGCGATCCTGCCCATGTCCTCCATCGCCTTGTTGTATTCTTTCTGCTTCTGGATCGCCGTATCCGGTGCCTGGCCAAGCGCCTTCTGCAGTTCGGTGATCGCCTTGGTCCGATCCGCCGCGGTCTGCAGCAGTGGCAGGATGTCGGAGAGCGTCTTCGCCAGCGAGTCAAAGCCGATGTTCGGATCCTTGAGATTGGCGTCGTTGAGGCGCTGGATCAGGGCATTGATCTCGTCGACCGGCTGCTTGCCTGCCTTGAGCGCCGTCATCAGTGCGCCCCAGTCGTCGATGACCCCATTGATGAACTGCGGCGCCTCGTCCTTGAACAGCGGCGAATCCATCGCCGCGGCCGCCACCTGGTTGAGTCTGCTATAGGCCGCGTTCAGCTTGTCGAGGCTGTCGGTCTTGATCGCCCCGATCGAGTCGGCGAGCTCCTGCGTTAACTTGGTGACCTCTCTTTGCTGCATGAACTGGTCGATCACCGCCTTCGCCGCCGGTGCCAGCGAGCCGTACTTGTCGTTGATGGTGTTGAGCGCGTCGAGATGCTTCTGCATCTCCTCGTCGGTCTGCGACCCGCCGCTCAGCCACGCCTCGAAATACTTGACGACGTAGCCGGTGCCGAGGATGACGGCGGCGGTGATCGCCGTCTGCCACGACAGCATGCCGCGCAGGGCCAGCCCGAGCGCCTGCAGTTTCGAGGTGCCGGTCGTCGCCAGCCCGTCGAGCGCCTGGCTGATCTGCGACGTCTGCTGCGCCATGATGGTGAACGGCGACGTTCCGGACAGCAGCCCCTGCGTCACGTCGTTCAACTGAAAGCCGATGTTGCGGACCACCTGCTGCGTCGCCCGACCGGAGCGCTCCAGCGAGGCCTGCACCTGCTGCGCCGCCCTGTCGGCCGCCTGCCCGACCCTGGGGAAATCGTCGACCATCGCCTTGGTCGTCTGATCGACGGTGACACCGGCGTCCTTCATGGCGCGGACCAGTGCCCGCGTGTCGGCGGAAATCGAGAGGATCAGGTTCTGGGTGTCGTCTCCACCAGCCATGTCAGTGCACCCATCGGCTTGCCGGGACCGCCGGA